TTCCTTGTAATGGGAAATATAGTTCTCCACCTTCATAGTCTTCATTTAAATAAAACAGACTTGAAAGATCGTAGTTTGGAAAATCATTTGGAAGACCTGCATCTGGTCCTTCATGAAGTTCTTTATCTGCATGCGGATTTTGCAACTGTCCTGGTAGCCATCTAACAATTGTAGGTCCTGTAGGTATAACTTCTACCTTGTAAAAATCTTCAACAATCGGCTTTAGTCTTTCAAATAGTCCTGCAACAACTGGGGCTATTTCTGGATTGTTTTTATTTAAAGTAGGATATGTTGCTACTCTGTCTTTCCAATAATTAGAATCATAAACAACAGTTCCATTTTCATTAACGTGGCTTTCTGTTACATCCCAAATTGTTAAAGACTTTGCAGCCTTTTCTAAAAAGTCCATCTCTTCTTGAGTCATAAAATTTTCTAACTCAACAATCATATCTTTGCTATTGCCAAACCACCCAGAAGGTGTCATAGAAGGCTTTCTAACAACAACAGATGCTTCTGATTTATCCATAATTTGATTATATCATAGGGTTTATACCCTATAATTCCCTCTCAATCTCTAGTTGTTTTAAAAACCTTTCTGGATTGAATCTCCAGTTATCTTTTGCAAAAGAAGTGACAATTTTAATGCAGACATTCTCATAGTCTTCCTTGTCTAACTTATCCTTCAAAGAGTGCAATGCTTCAACTGTATCTATATAGTTTTGCCTTACAAATGATGGATCTCCTGCGTGGTTTCTTTTTAAAACCTTTGTATTTATTTTTCCAGATGGCTCATACATAGATACAGTTAAATAGTCTTTTGCAAAGCCAGCATCTTGATACATTTCATATCCTTCGTTAGCCTGCTTTTCATTATCAAAAGATATTATTGATCTAACTGGAGACTCTCCATCTCTTGAGACTGTAATTATATAATGACTAATTTTTCCATCTTTTGCATTTTGAATATAGTTATTTACCATATCATCATGGTTTGGCCTTGTGTCGTTCATTGTGCACCAGTATTATCATTAACGTAAAGTTTTAATGTTTTTGTTTCATGCTGTCCTCGTGTTTTTCCATTTTCATCAACAGCATCTCTATACCAATCAGTCCATTGCCCAGAAGAGTTTAGCACTTGTGCTGCTTCTCCATAGGCAATATTGGACTCTGTTCTAGACCTGTCTTCATCTTTATAATTAACAATTTCTATAGCACTATTATTTAAATTAGTCAAAGATATTGGAATGATTGTTGCTAATGGCGTTCCAGCCTTTATTGTTACTTCTTTATTTGCTGATTTTGCCTTAATCGCTAAAGGAAGCGGATTATCAAAAAAGGAAGTGCTAATTAGATTTGACATTGTCTCAAAATCTTCATTAAAATAGTTTACTGGATTTATGCTAAGTATGCTTACTTCTTGTTCAGTTTTAAAAACTAACCCAGTGTTAAGGCTAAGAGAAGATTGCCCTCTTCCAGTATAAGACCCTTCTGGTGCAGAAACAATCTTAATGTGGTCTTGTGTTTGGTCATTTATCCCATCCCAGATAAAAGAAATATCCTCTAAGCATGAAAGACTCCATCCAATAACATTTGCTTGTGTTACAGGAAAACATCTATATGCATGATTTTCTGATGTAGCATCCATCCAATCTCTTTTGATAGACATGGGAGAAATTACAAAAGAGTTGCCAGGCATCTTCTCAACTGAGATGTTGATCACTATTCTTTATCCCACTTTGGGTCATACATATCTGGTGTATGGTACTTCTTGCTGTAGTCAAGCATAGTAACAATTGAATACTTTGTTCCAGAGTGTACTGGCATTGCTTGATGAGGATACATGAAGTTTGATGGGAAAATGTAAAGATCTCCAGCCTTTGGCTTGATATTCAGACCTTGCAGTCTAAAATACAACTCTCCACCCTCATAGTCATCATTAACATATGCAACAAGTGAGACCGTGCAATTGTATGAGTATCCGTGATCGTGGTGTTCTTTAAAGTGTTGACCTGGACCATACTTAATAAAATTAAAGGCTTCCCAATATTTTAATGGCATAATATTGTAATCTCTTCTGTAATCTTCTACAGCAGCAGCCTGTGCGTCATATATATCTTGCCATAAAGATTGTAGTTTTAGCGACTCTTCGCTTTTGTCTAATTCTATGTCACTTTTCTTAAATTTAAAATCTACGCAGTCTCTATAGTCTGGCATCAATTGTTGATATCCTACGTATGCTGGCATCCAATGGTATCTTTTGCCTTCTGCTGATAATTCTCCATACCCAGCAACAGAGCCAAGAGCATTTTCAAGTCTGTTTATTACATCAAACTCGTTTTTTATAACGTTTCTGTAACACACAATTCCATTTCCAAGAATTTCTTTTTCTGTCCAAGTTTGCATTTTGTTTCCTATCTATACTCTCGTCTTGACCATACTTTATTTTTATATACCCCGCCATCTGGTTGACGGTAAAAGTTTGCGTTATCTACCATTTTACCATACATATCAGATTGACTTAAAATTTCTATTTCGTGTTCCCAGTTTTCTCTTTTAAATGGCAGCACCTGAAGATATGGAGTTCCTGCTGGGATTGTTCCTTCCCATCCATCTGCAATAAAAAATGGAAAACTTCCAAGAAGATGCACCTTGTCGCTGTCAACAATTCCAGTAGTGTTCATAAATGGAAGATCAAATCTGTTCATTGGTGTCATAAACAGAGCACTATAACCTTCTGGCAACTCTAGCCCCCAGTCAGAACTCCAAGCAAAATGATGTGTATAAAATCCTTTTGGATGTTCAAACTGTGGCATTGGTGGTCTCTGGGTGCAAAAGTCTTTATACTTAGGATCAGCGACTGTTACATTAATTACTCCGTAAGAATTTTTGGCAAATGTTAGATCGCATGGGGTTTTAAACACATACCCTGTTGAAAAAGCATCCATGATTGCTGGGCAGGCTTTCCAGGTTGGAATCTTTCCGTAATCATCTGTTGTTCCTTCTTTAGGAAATGGACAAACCTCTTTTGGGGCCTTGTAGTATTCTCCATTTGGCATTTTTGCAAATCTGTCTGCATCCTTATACCAATCTGGAATTTCTTTTTGTGTTGGAACAGGAACAGAAACGCTATCTTTATTTAGCCATGGTCTGAATGATCGGAAAATAGCAACAAGAGACACTACTTGTGTCCCAGTTCATTAATGTCTGTCATTACGACAACACAATATTTTGCTCCCTCTTTCATTGGTAAGGATGCATGCTCATAGATATAGTTAGATGGGCAAATTAATATATCTCCTACCTTTGGAGTATGAGTATATCCGTCAAGTCGTGGGAACCTAATTTCTCCACCTTCATAGTCTTCATTTATATATATTACTGCGGATACAGTGCAGTTGTACATTGGACCGTGATCTGCATGAATATTAAAGTGAGTTCCTTCTCCTTCGTATTTTACAAAGTTAAATGCTTCATAGTATACAACATTTATTCCCCAGTACCTGGCATAGTCATCAACACAAAACTTTAACTTTTGATAGATCTCTTCATGCAAGTCAATAAGTTCGGCATTATGCTCATCTCTTGGTCCCAAGTTTTCTTGCTTAAATCTAAAGTCTACAGCGTCTCTAGCCTTCTTAATTGGCACATCTGAATTAGTTACTTTTGCCTCTGACCATTTGTATTTGCCATTTCCACCCAAATTAGACTCTAATGTTTTTATATATCTTTCGGAATCTTCTTTTGAAAACACATTTCTGTACAGATTAATTCCTAATGCTGGATTTTCAACCAGTATGTTATTCCCAATAGTTTTTGATGGATACCTATTTAAGGCTGTTTCAGACCTATCTTTTGTAAACCACACATTGTTATTTTCATCATACATTTTAAAACCCTTTTCTATTTGTATAGTTTAAAAATTAAACTTCTGTAAATCTTGAGCCATCCCAGCCATGAGTTTCACCTGCAGCAACTGCTTGGTCTGCTGGAACCTTAACCAAAATAACTTCTCCTTGAAATCTTTCAGACATAAAATCTGACAGAACAGAAGAATTGCTTAAAACAAAATTTGCAATTATTACATTGTCAGAAAGTAAAGAAAATCTTTTATTCTCATCCCAGATATCAAGTACTACAGAATCTTCAGGTCGATTAACTCCTCCAGAAAATGAAACTCCATCCCAAGTAGATCCAAGTCTTGCGCTATCTCTAAAAGATGTAGTCTCCATTCCAAATGGAGGCGGAGTTTTTGCTACAGCACTTTCAACAATAGCGTTCCTGTCTAAATTTTCATACGGAGCGATAGTTCTAAGAACATCCCAAGATGTCTCATTTTTCTTTGATAAAACTGCGTACATAATATCTCCTTTTTCTTAATTATTAGTATATCATATTCTTTAGTTAGGGGTGCATATTTGGTATACACACCCCTTTCTAATTTTTAACAAGTACAATTTGAGCAAGAGCATAGCCAGCAATAGTTAGCGAAGCATCCTCCAACTCCAACTCCAACTCCAACACCTACTCCAACACCTACTCCAACGAAGAATGGTGGGAAGAATGGGAAGAATGGAAAGAACGGGAAGTAAGGTGGGAAGAATGGGAAGAATGGGAAGAATGGGAAGAATGGTGGGAAGAATGGAAAGAATGGAAAGAACGGGAAGAACGGTGGGAAGAATGGGAAGAACGGGAAGTAAGGGAAAAATGGTGGGAAGAATGGGAAGAATGGGAAGAATGGGAAGAATGGGAAAAACGGCGGGAAGAATGGAGGAGTGGTAACGCTATTAGATGGATTAGAATAGTCTCCAAACCCATTACCATTTTCTGCCCGTACCTGATAGGTCTGTGCAGTTGTTGCTTCTTGTGCTACTGAAGAAGATAAAGATGCTGATGTTCCAGTTTTAGCATCAGATGAAGTATATCTGTAAAGAGTAATTGGCTTTCCACCAGTTGCTGGTGCTGACCAAGTAATTGTATCGTTTTGTGACCCTGCTGTAACTGATGCAGTTACTGTTCCAACCTTGTTTGGTACTGATGTAACAGTAAGCGCATCAGTAGCAGTTGATGCTGCTGATGTTCCAGAAGCATTTGTTGCAGTTACAGTAAATGTATAAGATGCTGCAGACTTAAGTCCACCTATAACAATTGGGGATGATGCTCCTGCCTGAGTTACAGTAGTTCCAGTTGAACCATCTCCTCCTGCACCTGTTGCAACAAATGTTGCAGATACTGTGTAAGAAGTTGCTGGTGGAGAACCTGCTGGCAATTCAAAAGTAACTGATGCTGCTGCACTATTAAATGGTCTATTTGTACCAACGTCAGTTCTGCCAACATTGATTGGTGGCTTTGGCTCCAAGAAGTCATTTGCTGCTTGGGACTTTTTTCCTACTTTTTTATTTGCCATCTTTTAATTCCCCTTTTCTTATTACAATATTACTTTAGGTCTCCGAAGAGAACCCATGTGTTTGCTGCTCTCTTAAAGAGAGTTGCAGATGACCAAGTTGTACGAAGTGTTGATCCTGGAGTAGAGTTTAATGTTACTCCTGCGGATGCTGCAATTGCAACTGGTCCTGTACTTGTTTGAAGAACATCAATAGAAGTTCCGATTGGGAAGTTTAGTGTTGAATCTGCAGGAATTGTAACATTTACTGCTGAAGTACCACTATGTGCAACTTCGATTAAAGAGTCTCTTTCTGTAAGTGATGAAAGTGTGTACGCTGCTGTTTTTTGGATAATAGGAGTTCTCGAAGGAGTTCCTTCTTTTGTCTGTGTACCATCTGTAAACGCTACTCCTGCTGCTGCAACTGTTACTGTTCCAGTAAATGTTGGAGAAGCAATTGGGGCTTTTAGGTCAAGTGCTGTCTGTGTGGCAGTTGAAATTGGCTTGTTAGTATCTGTTGTATTATCAACATTACCAAGACCAACCATAGTTTTTGTTATACCAGATACTGTTCCAGTAAATGTTGGAGAATTAAGTCCTGCAATTGCAGAATAGGTTGTTCCATCATTTGTGAACTCCCAAGAATCAGTAGACTCATTCCAACGAAGTTGAACATCAGATGAGTCTCCACGCTTAATCTTTATTCCTGCATTCTCTGTTGGAGTACCAGTAGTAAAGTTGCTGTTTAGGTCGATAATGTTATCAGCCAATGAGATTGTTTCGCTGTTTACAGTTGTAGTTGTTCCGCTTACTGTTAGGTTTCCACCAACAACAAGGTTTCCATTTACTTCTGCATTATCATTAAGATAAACTTTTCCTGTACCGTTTCCAGATAGAGATAGGTCTGTATTTAGAGTATTGCTTGATACAGAATCAGCCTTTATTCCATTGCTAAATGCAATTCCGTTTCCATCATTGCTTGAGAAGTTGGCTCCTGCTTCAACAACTAAAGGTCCCTTTATGTTAACAGAACCAGCACCTGTTGGATCTAGTTCAATGTTACCACTTCCGCTTGTTCTTAATGCCAAGTTTTCATTAGCATCTGCAGTGATAACAACGTCACCTGCGTCAGTTTGAAGAACCTTTTGTCCGTTAACGTACAAGGATCCTGGACCAACATAAATATCTCTCCACATCTTTGTAGGAGAGCCCAAGTCAAATGTAATATCTGTTGCTGGTAGTACATGTCCTGTGGTGACAGTACCTGTAAATGTTGGTGAAGCAAGTGGTGACTTTAGGTCAAGCGCTGTTTGTGTAGCAGTTGAAACTGGCTTATTAGCGTCTGAAGTATTGTCAACATTTCCAAGACCTACTGAAGACTTTGTAAGTGCTGCTACTGCAGTTGAAATCTTTGTGTCTGCTGCTGTTCCTGCTGCTGTAATTGCGTCTGCTTCTGCTTGATCAGCATATGCTGTAGTTGCAATTGTTGCATCAATATCAAATCTTAACTCTGCTGCATTCCAATCAATTCCTGTTCCTGCAAGTGCTGATTGATCTACTGACGCTTCATCAAGTGCGTCTTCAAGATCTGAGACTGTCACAAGAAGTGAAGTATCTGCAATTCCGTGTACGCTTGTTGTTGCATCAGCGTGTAGTCCAAGTGCTGTAGAAGCCGCTGAATTTGCTGCTACAATATCTGCTGCTGTAGCAAGTTCTGCAGTATCTGCAATTCCATGTACGTTTGTTGTAAGATCATTGTGTGCTTCAATTGCGTCTGTTAGTGCTTCTGCAAGACCAGCATCTGTTACAAGAAGAGAAGTGTCTGCAATTCCGTGTACATTTTCTGTAGAACTGTTGTGATCACTTAGATTTGTTAGTGATGCTTTTAGTGCAAGAGTGTTTGTTAATTCTGAAGCAAAGTTTTCATTATTTCCTAGTGCTGCTGCTAACTCGTCTAATGTATCTAGCAGTCCTGGTGCGCCATTTACTAAATTGTTTACCTTTGTCTGAACAAATTCTGTTGTTGCAATTTGTGTTGTATTTGTTAGTGAAGATGCTGTTGGTGCTGTTGGAACACCAGTTAATGATGGTGATGCTAATGGTGCCTTAAGATCAAGGGCTTCTTGTGCTGCTGTTGATACTGGCTTATTAGCATCTGTTGTATTATCAACATTGCCAAGACCGACCATTGACTTTGTAACTCCGCCAACTGTTCCTGTAAATGTAGGATTGTTGATTGGAGCCTTTAGTGCAAGATTGTTTGCTGTTGTTGTAAAGAACGCTGGATCATCTCCAAGGGCTGCTGCTAACTCGTTTAATGTGTCCATAGTTCCTGGAGCACTATCAATAATTGCTGCTAGTTCTGCTGCGTTAGCAAAGTACTGTAGGGCAGACCATGTTGATGATCCGTTACCCATCTTAAACTTACTTGTATCAGTTTCAAAACCGATTTCACCTGCTGCTAGAATTGGGTTTGCAGCCGTCCATTGTGCTGCAGTACCTCTGCGCTGTTGCATTCTTGTTGCCATATTTTTATTTCTCCTTATGGGGGCTGCCCATTAACTTATCTTATTATAACCCCTGTTTTAATTGAAGTTATCTACTACACTACCGCCATCGAATACAACTGTCCACTCTGTTGTAGAGGGTCCACCTGCATCCAAACCTACACCCAATGGGCTGTTGAATGATCCACCTTCATAGAACTGAGATACTATGAAACCAGTTCCATCAATTGCGGTATCGTGAATGTGCTGTGGTAAATTATTTGTA